GATTGAAGGTATCTTAGGCGACATCGTTACCGGAACACCAGGCAGCGAAATTAACAGCTATAGCACGCATTTGGGGTAATTTATGGGCTTACTTGATGGTGAACTTAAAACGATTATCGGCGACGCTACAAGCTTTCTTTTTCTCGATTATGTATTAGTCAGAAAAACACTTGTTGAAGCTGATGACCCTTGGAACCCACCAACTGAAATCGAGACTGAATACTCTTGTAAAGCTATCGTTACCAGATTTAAGCGCTATGAGATTGACGACGATAAAGTATTAGCTACTGACAATAAAATCTTGTTTCTTGCCAACAGCTTATCGGTAGAGCCTGCAATAGACGACTTGGTTTATCGCTCAGGCGAAACTAGGCGTTATAAAATCGTTGCTCCGGTTCGCAAAGACCCGGCAGGCGCAACAGTTACAGCGCAGGCTAGATAGAAGCACACACACATGACAAGAACGAGAAAGCTAACAGGCTTTATAGCTGAGGTTAAAGACTTTAAACAAAGGCTTTTACCAAAGCAATTCACAGCCTTTCAGAAGTGGATAGCTCTTGAATTGTATCGCAGAATATTACAGAAGACACCAGTTGACAAAGGAACACTTAGAGGTTCATGGACAATATCTATCGGCAATCAAGATAGAGTTGCTGCAAATAACGAGACTATAGCAGGAATGGGGGAAAGCCTTAGTCCGTCTGAGCGTTCTGAGTTTACCCAAGCTGTAAGCGCAATGAATGACCTACAGATTGGTCAGATAATTTGGATTAACAACGCTATGCCTTATGTATTGCGGATTGAATTTGATGGACATTCAAAAGAGAAAGCTCCTGGCGGCATGGTTCAGATTAGTATTAATGAGCTAAAAGCTTGGCTTAAAAGTGCCAAAAAAGAATTTATTAAAATCAGCAGGAATATAAGATGACTACAGACAATTACTCTCAAGAGCTTTCGGTAGTAGCTCAAGCATTTGGTGACGCTTGGCAGGAAGGTTCACCTGCTGAATACATTACCCCTGTTGCTTGGCCGGGATTGTCTTTTACTAAGCCTACCGATGTAGATGGCAACGTTACAGCTTTTGTTGTGTTCAATATCACATCTGGGCAATCGCAGCAAATAAGCATCGGCAACCCCGGCAGTAATATTTTTAGACACCCGCAATTACTTACTTTAAAAATATATACACCCGGCGGGCAAGGCGAAACAGAAGCCTTAACGCTGGCTGACAAATTCTGCGATATATTCAGAAACTTGGTGCTAGACGGCATCTTATTCAAAGCGCCTTACATCAACAAGGTTGGTAACACAGATGACGGCATGTATCAAGTTAATTGTTTTTGCCCGTTCGACCGGGATAGTTTTTTATAATTTTACGGAGGAAAATCAATGGACAGTTCTCAAACGCAAATTAGCATTTATGAAGAATCAACATGGGGCGTTTTGCCCGAATCCCCCGCACCGTCGTTTGAGGCTGTGCGAATTACTGGTGAAAGTCTTAAGCTTTCTTACAACACGGTAGAGTCTGAGGAGATCAGAGCAGATCGCAACACCAGCGGCACAAAGCAGGTTGGTGGTCAGGCTGACGGTGGTATCACTGGTGAGCTGACTTACGGCACTTACGACAAGCTGATGGAATCTGCTTTATATAGCGATTTTGCAGCTGGCGAACTGATTAACGGCACAAGCGAAAAATCTTTCACGATACAGAAAAAGCAGACTGACGGCACCAACACGGTATATCAATTGCTTAACGGCATGATTGTTAATACAATGAACATGACGTTGACAGCGCAAGATAAAATCAATATCGACTTTGATTTTGTCGGCAAAGGCGGCAGCTACGAATCAACTGAGACGGGCACAGTATCAGCGGCAACAACTTCTGATATGATGGAAGCATCTAGCGGCTTTACGCTTGAATCATTGCTTGCCTCGCCTGCACCTGACCTCATGGACTTTTCTTTGACCGTAGATAATGGCTTAACTGGTAGACCAAAAGCTGGTAGCAAAGACTTAGTTAGAGTTGGCGCTGGTCAGTGCAATGTTACCGGCTCTGCAAGCATGTATTTCAAAAACTCAACCATCGCTGAGATGTTTGTCAATGATACAAAGGGCGAAATTCAGTTTGTTGTCGGCGAAGCTACAGCTAATAGATACAGAATTTATCTGCCTAATGTGACCATTACCGACTCTGATCATTTCTCAACCGGCAACGGCGAGGAAGTAATGCTTAACATCACTTGGAAAGCCGATTATGACGCGACTATCGACGGCACTATTAAAATCACGCAACTTACTGTGTAATATAAGCACGCAAACGCAGCGGCGGGCTTAATTGCCCGCTACGGCGTTGCCTGATAGATTAAATTTTGTTTGGGGGTAATTATATGGATTTAAAGAAACTTTTCGGAACTGACGCGAAGAAAGAAGCTGAAGGCGTATGGGCTAACATCGGCCCCGGCGTCGACATTAAGGTAAAGCGAGCTGGTGCAAGCAATAAAGAATATTCGTTTGAGCAAAGCAAAATGCTCAAACCGTTACAGCGACAATTACAGCTTGGCACGGTAGACCCGCAAGTATTCAGAAACATTAACGCTAAGCTTTTCGCTAAGCACATTGTAACTGACTGGCGCGGCGTTACAGAAGACGGCAAAGCAGTAAAATTCAGTAAAGAGAAATTTCATGAATACGCAACAAAGTATCCTGAGTTTTTGCTTGCTGTAATGGACGCGGCGACCGACATACAGAACTTTCAGGAAGCTGAGGACGATGAGCTTGTAAAAAAGCAGCAGAGTTCTACCGCTACCGACTAAGCCATCGCAAGATTTGGGAAAGGGTATCGAAGCAAAGCGAAGACTCTGGCGAATTACACGAGATACTTGCTGATGCTCCTGAGTTGCCTAGCTGCTTACAGCCTTTCTGGGAAGCTTATAACGAGTTAGCGGGGAGCAGAAACGAGAGCGGCTTTATCGCAGCTTCAGAGGTGTATTTATACTGCTGGTTTAACGGCATAAAAGACGAATGGTCGATTAAGTTTCTCAATCGCTTTTGTATGGAACTAAGCACAGTCCTATCGGAAAATCAAGAACGAGAGCAAGAAATTGAACGAAGGTTAGCAGCCTTGAAAAGTAAAAAGTGAGGTAAAATCATGGCTGAAGTTTATCTAGGCGTAGGGATTGATGCTACTGGTGCCAAGACTGGCGCCGCACAATACGATAACGCTTCACGCAGGGTTGAAGCTGGCGCAAGACGCGCGGCTGCTGCTAACCAGCGATTACAGCAACAAATTACTTACGCGAAAGTGGCCTTAGCTGCTTTCGCTGCTGTTGTTTCTCGGCAAGTCTACAGAGTCATATCTGATTACACGCAGTCATTATCTGCCGCGCAAGCTGTAACAGGCGCAACTGCTGTAGAGATGCAGCAACTTGAGCGTGTGACTAGAGAGCTTGGCGCAACAACAATGTTTTCTGCATCTCAAGCAGCCGAGGGAGTAAAATTCTTGGGAATGGCGGGCTTTGAGACAACAGAGATAGTTGCAGCGATGCCGGACGTTCTCGACTTAGCCGCTGCCGGTGCCTTAGGGCTTGGTGAAGCTGCCGATATTTCTTCAAATATCATGAGTGGTTTTAACATTCAAGCATCGGAGATGGGGCGCGTAGCTGATGTGTTAGCTGTGACAGCTTCTAATGCTAATACCAATGTTCAACAACTTGGCGAAGCTATGAAGTTTGTAGCTCCCGTGGCTAGAGCCGCTGGAATCACAATGGAAGACACTGCTGCTGCCATCGGTATACTTGCAAGTAATGGTATTCAGGGCAGCATGGCTGGAACTAGCCTTAGAACTGCCTTATCATCGTTGCTGACAATGACGGGAAAAACAAAGAAAACGCTGGCTGACATGGGCTTAACAATGGAACAGGTTAATCCGACGATGAACAATCTTCAAACTATTATCAAGAATCTTTCTGATGCTGGATTAACTGCTGAGAGGTCCTTTGCAATATTTGGGCAGCGTGGAGCATCGGCTATGCTTGCGCTTACTGGCAATACCGCAGAGCTGGAAAAGCTCAATCAAAAGATTAGGGACGGCTCTGGCGCTGCTGCCGATATGGCTGAAATTATGCGTGATAATCTCAAGGGTGATGCTGAGATATTGAAAAGTGCATTGTCGGAACTCGCCCTAGTAATCGGCAGTGCTGGACTAGAGGACGCTATAAGAGATATGCTGCAAACATCTACAGAGTGGATAACTTCATTAAGTAAAACTATTAAGGCTATATCTGAAAGTGAAGAGCAGATGCGCAAATTAAATGATAT